ACCTAAAATTAAAAAAGCAGTTAGAAGAGGTGCGGACTTAGGCATAGCATGATAAATCTTCCACTAAACTTTCAAAGAGATATACAAGGTCAAAGCACTAACCTTATACCATTAGTTGTTATTGATAATCGGCTTTTCTTATCTACAGCAAACCTAACTCTTAACAATCAAACATATGACCCATTAGTAGATTCATTAGGGCAAATAAAAGAATCTTTTGCTATTGATAGCCGAAAGTTTAAAATATCTAATGTAGAAATTGATTTCTTTAATTATGAATACAATAACAAAACATTATCTGAAAGATTCTTTGAAGGTGAGATTATGAATGTCAAGTTAGATGTTTATCTTAAATCTCAATCAGCCGAAACATTAGATGACTGTTTAAGTGTGTATTCTGGGTATATTCGTTCTGTAGAGGAAAATATAAACTCTATATCTTTAACTGTAGAAGATGCTACTGAGCAAATGTTAGATATTGATTTGCCGACAGATTTTGTGCCAGATGATATTAAGATTCCAGACAGATATAAAAACGAAAGAATACCTTTTGTATATGGGGCAGTTGATAAAGCACCTTGTGTTTACTATGCAACTCATGGCACAACAGCAGATTTAGGCAGTAAGTATTATTTAGTTAGTCCTGATAGGTTTTTTGTTAAAAACATTCAGTTTCCTTACATTTTTTCTGATGATGTTTATGGTATCATAAAATCTAATGCAGATTATTTTTCAACAGTAAAAGATAGCACAATATATAGTGGTGCTGAAGACGACCAATACAGAATAGTTGGTAACACTATACTTTTTGTAAAACAAAAAGAGGTATTTGCTCAAGCCGAAAATATATTGCCTGACCCAAATACTATAATAGGGTATAATTTTGTAGAGGTTGATACTAATTCAAGCTTATCATTTAACACAAGTACATATTCTTTGACTACACAAAAAACTGACGGAAATGAAAAAACAATTATAACTAATGTTTTAGGATTTAAAGATGAGGCAGGTACTGTACCTTATGCAGATAATGACGATTCAATTTATTTAATGGTTAAAGATTTTAGTTCTGTTGATGGAAATAATGAAATGGAATTAGAAAAATGGATATATGGAAATTTAGTAGAAGAAGAAGAGTTTGATAAAGTAAGCGGAGAATCTATTATAAATTTTGAAGCAAGTAAATTTTTCAATAGTAGCTCTATTGCAACTTCATTTGATAAATTTGACAAAACGCAAAAAGAAATAAGTTACAATTTAATAATGAGCAGAAACATTACCGCCAATATAAACCAAATAGATTCCGATATAAATGCTCCTATTTTGTTTTTACAAGGTACAGATTCGTCTGTTGAGTTTTTTAATATGGATAGCTTTACAGAAGAGGATATTGCTATAGGAAATAATTATACTTTAAATGTTCAAAACTTAGAATCAGAAGTTACTCTTGTTACCAAAAACATATCTCATAATCAAATTAAAATAGGGCAAAGAAAATTTGAAAATCCAGAATCAGAAAACCCTTTTGTTTTAGAAGAGCAAAGTGGTGAAGTTAATTGGATAAAAATGTCAAATTTAAACATATCTCGAAATGTAATTTTAAATGATTTTTTAAGTCGTGATATTTATGCTTTTGTTGAAGGTAGAGTTGACACAGTTGACGGAAGATACACAGGAACAAAGCAAATAGTTTTTGAAGAGTTAATTCCTTCAGTTGCCCAGCTTGATGAAAGTGGACAGCCTATGCGAGTTTCTCCTGTTAGACAACCAGTTAGACAGCCAGTTAAAAAACCTGTAAGACAACTTGTATCTGCAACTCCTACAAAGCCAAAAACACAAATAAAAAGAAAATCTGTGGTTAGAAAAACAAGCACAGGGGGTGGTTACTAATGTCTGCATTAATATGGGAATTTAAAAGCGACTCAACCAACTTTTATCAGCCTCTTAAATTAAGAATAAGAAGAGATGATAATAGTCAAATATCAGGTATTGATGTTGATGGAGATAAATTATTTAATGCCTGTGAAAATGGAGTAGGAACTTTAGGTGTAAAAAATATTTTTGGAGCTTCTTTTGGGTTTGGGTATAGAGCAGGTGGTACTAATTTTTATGATAAATTTTTCCAAGCCGCCGAAGAGTACAACCCAAATCAATTTAGAGCTTTAGGAAATGGAATAGGGGCAACATTATGGAATTTACCTTATCGCAGAGAGCCTAATGTTCAAGACGAACCTAATATGGTAGATAGCATAGAATGGGAAGATTACAACTATTCAATAATTGTAACTTTAAACAATGATTTAGTTTACAAATTTAAAAGTGACCAATTTGTTCATTTTGAACCGCCTATACATCCTAATGCTTTAAATCAAGCACAAAAAAATCAACAATTAGAGAATTTCCCATATTTAAACATTAAGCCAGATGGGTATGATGAATTTTGGGGGAAAGCAGACGATACTTCTGAAAATTTTAGTGAAAATGGAGGAGAAGATTCCTTTTCTTATCAAAGGAAAACGCTTTTTGGGCATACTATCTTAATGACATTTTCTTTTGAAATTTACAACATAAATGTAATTTACACTCCGCCGCTTGTAAGTGGTGGCGGTCAAGGAAGTTATTCAAACGAATATATACCAACTTTAAACAAAAAAATTCAATGTGCCGACACATCGCCTTTAACATCTGGCGAATCTCCAATGACTAATGTTGTAAATACTAATGATGTGAAACCTCCACATGAAAGCCCAATTCTTTATGCACCTATAAAATTTACAGAATTTGTTAAGAATTTTGATTTAGGAATAGCTGAATTAGATTTAACACCTGTTGTTATTGAAGGACAAGATATTGAAGGAACTTTAAGAATAAGCTCAAGTTACTATGCAGGTGATTTTAATGTATATATTGTTGATAAAAATCAAGAAAACCTAATATCTCAATTAAATGTAGATGAGGGGTTTTTAAATTTTAACGGAGAGCTAACAGATGATAATATTGTTAATTATGGAAGAGTTGAGGTAGGGGGTCAATATTCTGATGATAGCGGTATTTACACATTTAACATAGAAGCAGGAGAAACAAAAGAAATTCCAGTTAAATTTTTTGCAGATTCTTTCACTAATCCTCAAGGTGGTCAAGTTGATTCTTTTAATATATTTGTAAAAACAACAAACCCTAATTTTCAAGCAATGTCTGAAGCTACTTTTGCAAGCTATGATTTTTTTGGTTTTACATTTGAATATCAAGATTCAGTTGAAGATATTGAAAATTCTTGGGAAGCTTTAGAAGATTCTGGTAAATGGTCTTTTAGTAACACAAACACTATAAAAATTATAAATATTTTTGATGAAAGTGAGGTTGATTATAACCCTTCAGACAACTTAATTGAAAAGCCAGCTGATATTGTATATCATATATTAGAAAATGAATTAGGTTACGATGCAGGCAACCTTGAAAGAATAGACCAACTTTCATTAGAGGAATCAAGAATAATAAATCAACAATACAGAATGGCTTTTAGTGTAAATAAAAAAATAAAAAGCAAAAAGCTTATAGAAGAAATAATGCAATCTTCACAATCTGTTGCTACCCTTTCTAACGATATGTTAAAGTTTATCAACATTAAAAATAATTACACAGGTAATGAAAATATCCAAACTGTTAAACATGATGAAGTCTTAGGGTACAACTTTACAAGAACGCCATTAGAAGATGTTATTACTCAAATAGAAATAAAGTATAATTATGATTACGGTTTAGATAATTTTTCTCAAAGCACAGGATTAATTAAAATAAACGAAGATTATTTAAGGAACGCATATTTTATTAATGGTACATACAAAGAACTTGTGGAAGGAAAGTTTAATCTTGGTGCTAATACTAAAAATTATTATGGACTTAAAATAACTCAAACACAATCCCAAAATTTTGCAAATATTATTGATAAGTCTTTAGACTATATAGATAGCTTTCTAACTTTAGAAAACAAATACATTAGAGATGCACAAACAGCTAATGAGCTGGCAAAGTTTTTATTATTATGGAATTGCAATCAACATAACATTGTTGAGTTAAGTTTGCCTTTAAAATACTATGGTTTACAAATAGGTGATTTAATTGAATTTGATGAAATGATTTTAGGTAAAAAGGTTTACAATGAAGACTATGTGGTTAAAAATCCTGATGATATGCCAATAAGATGCGGTCAATTTATTTTACCTTTATTTATGATTACAGAAACCCAAAAAGGTTTAGATAAAGTAAAAATAAAAGCAACACAGTTACATCATATGCAAAATGAAAGTTTTTCTTACAAAGGTCAAACATATTCAATTAACCTTGCAGATTTTATAGAGCCTGTTGCTGGAGATGTTACTTTAAGTAGTGATGTTTCTGTATCAGATATTGTCCTCATGGTAAGCCATATTTTAGGAACAAACATCTTAACAGGACAAGCATTGACTAATGGAGATATGAATGGCGACGGAGAAATAAATATAGGCGATGTTGTGTTGGTGGTTAATCAAATATTAGGTGTTGACAATGAGTGAACTTAGACAAAAACCAAGAGCAAGTGATGTAAAAATATTGTACGGAAACGGTTCTGTTTCTGTTGAAACTAATGGAGAGATAGCAGCGTTTGAAATAGATTACATAGGAAGAATACAAGCTGTTAAAAAATTAGGTGATGGTTGGACTATTAAAACAAGTGATAACAAAATTATTATATTTAGTTTTGCATCTACAGAGCTTACTAAGTTATTATTTACTTACATTGGAGAGTTAGAGATAACAGGATGTAGTTATTCTGATTGGGATGGGAAGGTTATGAAAGCTAAAGTGTTAAACCAAAATCAAGATAAATGGAATATTAATTTTGGAACATTTGGTTCTGATGCAAGAAAACCAGAAGAAATAGAAACAAGAAAAATTATAGGAAGAAAAGTTAGGAAATCAATTATTTAGGAGTTTATTATGGCGAAAAGAACTATAGGAAAACCAAGATTTTATGCAGATATACCATCATATTTGAAATCGCTTGGATATTATACTGGTGCAAACTCAAATGGCTTGTTAGAAGGTCAAGAAAATGCTGAAAATGTTTGGAACATGAACCCAGTTCAAACTAATAATTTTAGGATAAACCCAAATCCATCAAGCTTTGCTTTTAGATTTTATACAGCAGGAGACCCTAATGAAGGATTACCTATAACAGAAGGTAACAAACAATTATCTAAATTATTGTCTGAAGTTAATTATGCAGGAATATTAAACCACAACTTAGGAACATTAGAAAGCTCAGATAGCGGTGTAGCAGACTCAGTTTATTTATTTTATTCAGGAAAGTATTTAAACGATTCAGGAGAAGAAAAAATTGATTCTGGAAGAGCAAAAAATTTTACTGAGATAGTTAATTTAAATTATTTAGGAGACAATGAAGGTATCCCTGAATATAATGGGTATTCTTTATGGGAAATAGGAGACATGAGCAACTCAAACAGTCCTCATGCTTTTAGTAGAATACAAATGATAGTCCGCAAGCAAGAAGATAAGGATTTTACTGCTAACATTGGTGCTTTAACTTTTGGTAGGTTTTTTGAGCCAAGTCATTCGCCAGACTTAAATGTAAAACTAATAAAGTCTTATGAAGGTGCAAATATACAAACAACTGTAGGTGGTAGCACTATAACTAACTTTAATCATTTAGGTCAGCCACATTGGGGCGACTTACCTGCATGGACATTAGAAAAACAAGAAGGTCATGATTATAAGATTGGTGCAGAAAGAGGCAGAAGAACTTGGCAAGTTACTTTAAGCTATATGTCTGATAGCGATGTGTTTAGCACATCTACTAATGAGAACAAGTTTTTTACATGGGATGAAGAGCTTGGCGAATCAGGATATACTTTTGATTCATCTATGGCAAGTTTTTTTAACCTCACCCATAGCGGAAATTTAAGATTTATCTTCTGCCCTGATAAAGATGCCGATAATAAAGAGTTTGCTTTATGTGTAATTGACCAAGATTCACTTACCTATACACAGGTAGCACATCGTACTTGGAGTGTGTCTATGAATATAATGGAAGTTTGGTAATTAGGTTCGGCGAGGGTCTTTTACTATAAAGCCTAATCCTGCCGAAAATCTAATAATTCTATCTAATAGTTCACTAAATTCTTCAGTATCTAAATCTTTAGTAGATTGAATACAAAATCTTTGCTTAATGACATCGTGCATCTCATCTTCGTCATAACCTAAGTGATTTCCAATCTGTCTAATGATAAGCCTATAATAGTTGTTTTGTTGCGTAGAACGGGCTTTAGGGGCTTCTTTTATGTTGACCGATACTTCGCCCTCAATCCCGTTTAAATATCTTTTTAAACCTGCTGTATCATGGAATATTAAGTTTCCGTTTTTTATTTTAGCTGTGAACTTCATAGTATTCTTCTAATAGTTTATTTATAGGTGCTAATATTATGGTAGAATAATTTTTATCGCCACCTTTCTTTATTTTAGCGTTTTTGTTTTTCACCAATCTTTTTAATGCTTTCTTTAAAGATGCAACATTAAAGCAAAAGTGCATTATAGGTTTATTATTGTAGCTTAAAATATGAATCCACCATGTTGCCTTTGTGGTTGATATTCCAGAAAGCCTATCTTCAAATCCTTTAATTTCAAAAGCTAAATTACCTGTGGTCATCCATATATCTCTTTCTGTTTTTACCTCAACCTTTCCATCTCCCTCAAACAAATTAATTATGTGCTTTTCTCCCTTAATTCCAAAATTAATATCTAAATCAAAATTAGACTTGTCTTTATTTCTTGGCATAATAACTTCTTAGTAGTTTAAATGCTTCTTTCCATAAATTAATTTTATATTTATCTTCAAAGCTTGGTATGCCAATCATATGTCTTTCAGTATGATGTTCTCGGCAGAGGGGTACGCAAGAGAAGTGTTTGAGTGTAGGGTTTTTGCGGTTACCCCCCATACCAATAGCTTCAAGGTGGTCAGGGTCAGGGGAGGAGGCAAAACAGACCAAGCAAGTACATCCTCGAATATAATCAACATATTTTAAAGAATCTTGGTTAGCAGTAAGACTCATCAATGTTTCCGTCGCTTTCTGATATTATCTCCATTAACTTCCCACATTATTGTTAGCCTTACCGCTAATATGTTTTAGCCAATCCTCTAACCTGAACACAATATAAGCCTCGCCTCTGTTTTGTCTTATTACTTGAGCATCTACATTGTCATTGGGTATAAGGTAGGATGCTATACTCTTTCTTATTTTGGCTTGAACTTTGTAGTCCTCTATAACAAGGTCAACTTCGGCGTGCATCCCCAAGCTTTCACCGTTGGATGCGTAGGCTCTTTTGGCGTCGAGACCAAAATCTTTTGCCTTATTGACAACATCTCTTTCAAATTTATTTCCTTTAACTTTACTTGGATGAGTCATTTCTCTCCTTCTTTAATCGATATTTAATATTCTTTCAGTTAGTGATGGAAATATTGAGAGACCGCCCCCTCCAAATAAAATTGTTTTAAATTCCGTCAACCTTTGTATGGCTGTGTCATTATTTCCGCTCATAATCTCTAAAATTGCAAGCGCTATAAAATAGTCCATACGATAGTCTACGCTTTTAGAGTCTCGTATATGTTTTTCGTGAAAAGCTCTCCAATCCTCTAAAGTAGTATCATCTTCTATAGTATGTTTTTGTTTCATTTTATCCAAAACGCTATCTATTATTTGTTCATCAAATTCAAACCACTCTCCTTGTTTCCTATACTCTGAAAAAGATTTATGTAACCATTTTTCTTTTTCAACAGCCCCTGCGACCTCTTCTACAACTAACAATTTATGAGGACAGCCAGTTTGCATTGCTTTAATTCTGTTTTTAGACTTCCCCGCTGTATACCCAATTTTATATAAGTTAGTTTCTTCTGCTTTTATTAAGTATATCATTTCTCTCCTTTTTTAATAGTTTTTGTTTTCGCTTCCATTCTTTTATAGCTTTAATTCTTTGTTTCTTTTCGTGCTTTCTTTGTTTGGCTTTTTTATTCGGCATATTCATCTCCTGAATAAACAAGTACATAAGAATTGCATTTAGAGCAAGAAAGATTACTTACAATACCTTCTCCTTCCATTCCATAGTCTTCATAGGTGTGGTCTCCGCCCCAAATTAAATCAGACTGACAATGCCAACAATTCATTTTTTCTCCTTTAGTAGCTTTTCTTTATACTTTTTAGCTTCTTCTTCTGTAAGAAACTTTTTACCATTGCAAAACCACACATTATCTAATTCTTTAAATATTTTCATTATATCTCCATAATTAGGTGGGGCGAAGGAAGGAATTGGCGTTAGCCAAGAAGAGTTAAGAGACCCCTCGCCCCGAGTTATTATTTTCTTTCTTTTGATTTTATAGCGTATTTATGAAACAAATTTATAAAGCCTTCCTTCTTTCTTCCTACATTTACTTTCTCAATGCTCCCTGATTTAAACTTTTTAAACTTCCTTCTTAGCTTTGCTCTTCCTTTATGGGCATCCCTTTGGTTGCAGTAAAAAGAACAGTATTCTATATCGGCATCCTCATACCGAACAATGTAAATATTCATAGCCTCTCCTATAATTGTTTTTGTAATTCTATTAAAGTTTTTCTTGGCATATCGTGTCCTTGCTCAAACATAATCCAAAGTGCATTAATAGATATTTTTAAAATCATATCTAACTGCTCATCTTCATATGTTTCTTTTATATGCTGTACAAACTCTTTAAAATCTTCTATGTTAAGTGTTTCTTCCATTTTATTCTCTCTCAGGCAATATATCAGACTTACAACATCTGCTATCGCCTTTTAGTTCATAGTCGTTGTAAAAATCAGAATCTTTACATTTGCCACAATAACCAATAAAGAACTTACCAGTTACATCGTGTTTAAACAATGCTTTTGATTTAGGCAACTCAATTTCATCCTCCCACCTCTTTTGATTTATAAAGGTAGAAGGATGAGGAATGAACTGCTTATCTGTATCACTTGCCTTCCAGAACTTTTTATATCTACTAAGACCATTGAAAGCCATTAGCTTTTCTTTTGCAGATAGTTTCTTAAAATTCTTTTCAGCAAGATACCTACCAACTTTTCTTGGATATAATTTATAAAACTGCTCAAAAGTTATATCTTTAAAATTAGGCATATTAAAAAGGTATGTCATTTTCACTTATTGGGTTAGCTTTAAACTTTTCTAACTCGCTTTTTAAAGACTTGATTTCTTGTTTTGCTTTTGCAAGTTGCAAGACCGCAGTTGAATTATCAATTTCTCCAATCTCTTGCTTTGGCTTTGCTTCTTCTATCTTTTCTGCTGAACCTGCATTATTCATATCGTGCATTGACAGACCATTTACTTTAAAGAAAAAAGCATCTCCATCTTGACATTTTTCTACAGTAATTTCATCGCCTTCCTTTGCACCTAAGTTCTGAATCATAGTATGTAGTGTATAAGTAGCAAAGAATGAATCATCGCCACCATTTATATCTGTTTTTATACCATACATATACCACTTACCATAATCATTAGTTCCTATTTTTGGCTGGTCAAATGATAATGTTACTTTCTTTGGTTCACCTACATTAAACTTCATTGCTGACATTTTCTTTCTCCTTTTTTATTTTTTCTTTTATAAAATTTTGTGTTTCTTTGTTAGAAGCCATAGCCCCTTGATACTGAAGAATTTCTTGCTTCTTCTTTAAAATTTCTTGCTCATATTCTTTGTATCTATCTTGTAATTGTTTTAGGATGTCTTTCATTGCTAAACTCCTTAACCATTCTGCCGTTTTTGTATTTAACCATTTTAATTAAATATCCTTCTTCATCGTAATAATACCAGCTTCCATGACGAAACTTTTTAATCTTTGTTCCTTCTGATTTAAGCGTACCGTTCTTGTGGTATGTAACCACCTTTGATGTATCGCCTTTTACTTGAGTTATAGCATCAATGCTAAGACTAAAAATAAAACTGCATATTATAATTATAACCTTAACCATTCCTTCTCCTTATTTTTTTGCGACTCGTGCAACTTTCAGCCACGCAATGTATTTATATGCACTTTACTAATAAAGTTCTACGATTTAAGAAGTTTTTATACTGTCGCAAATTTGTTATAGTTTATAGAACTCCTCTACTGCTTGTTCTATCTTTCCGCCTTCCATTAAGTCTTTAATTCTTTGACCATCTTCTTTAGTTAATTCTCTAAATATAGCTTCGGCTTTGTCTTTTTTATAAACACCTTTAGCTGAAAATATCTGCCTCATATTATTCTTCATATAATCAGAAGCTTTATAAGGCTTGTAACTTTTTTGTGGTTGACTTGTAGAATTATCAAAGTTTGGCAAATCTTCACCAGCAAAGATATACAAGCCAAGTCCATGCAATGCAATCACTTTAGCTAAACATCTTTGTATTGATGTGTTAATTTGTTGTGCATTTGGGTCTTTTATAGTTTGGTGTCTATGGTCAGTAACAGGGTGAACTTGGCTTCTTGTTACACCTTCACAAGTTAAGCTGACCTTTACAAAGCAACCAGAACTGGTTGTCATATAAGGTGCAGTTAATCCATTTTCGCTTTGATATTCATGTACTTCCCATTCTGCATCTGGGCAGACCTTTAACAACTCTTGTACTGCTAAAGCCCAACTCAAGTAATCAAACTGACCTTTTTTCTTTTTATGGTTATTAACATCTACCTTATTTAACTTTTCAAATAAACTCATTTTAACTCTCCTTTGTTTGTATATTGCATATATTATTATATTTATAGAAATAATGCAAGAAAAAATAATTGTTGTATTTATAATTTGAAGTATTATATATTAATAGTCCATTATTGGTTTGGTTCGATACTTTTGGCGATAATGGATTTAAATAGCCTACCAAAAGGGGAATCTCAAAGGCTAACAGAAGACGAAATATTTTGACTGTGAGATATATCATTAGCGACGAATAAAAAGAATATCGCATATTATAAGCTAAATTTATAATGTGTATGCACGAAAGCGACTCTGAGGTTGTAATTTCTAAAGGCATAGGTTTCCTGCTCTTTTTGATAGGGGTAGGGAATCCTCTATGCTTTTGCTCACTAAGGTTGTAATATTATAAGTTATTAAGTTCAATTTCTTTTATTTCTGTTTTAGGAACAACACTTTTTATGTTATCCATACATTTAATACATAAATTTTTAATAGTTTTATTTTTTGTAAGTTTTTTTATTGTATAAACGCATGAATAAGTAAGTTTAAAAATTACTTTATATCTCATTTCATCTTTAAGTTTTTTTTCTATATTAATTTTCTTCATGTTTTCTCCTTGTTAATAAATTTGCTTGGCTTATTGCACCATGAACACACACCAAAACCTTTCTTATCTACGCCATATTTGGCTTTCTGACCACAACATTTACTGGTTTTCAACTAACTCTATTTCCTCTAAACAATGTTCAAGAGCCTCAATCCAACCTTCTAAATTTCTTTGGTCTTGATGTCCTTCAAATATATTTTTTCGTTCTTCTTCTAAAGTTGCTTCTATTCGTTTTTTTAGTTTTTGTAATTTCATTTTAACTCTCCTTTATTTAATAGGTTACATTTTTTTCTCAAGCCGATTATAATTTTATATATCAATATAATTATAGATAGCTTCATTATAATTGTGATGGTTGTGTCTGTAAGATAGATTAAATCAAACATTAAATCATTTAACATTTTTGCTCCTTTATCATTAAATATCCATTTATCCAATTTTGACTATGCCCATTACCTTTAAGAAAATTAACTGCCTCTTTTTTGTTCTTAAATTTATGTATTCCGTAAGTCCATTTAGTTTTCTTCATTCTTCCCCCTCATAATCTTTAACAAACTTTAAGTTAATTGGCTCTCCATCATCAGTTTCAAATGTCCAATCAATATGGCTTTTTATTCCCATTATTAACTTTTCAAATGAATCAATGTCATGCTCACTAATTGGAATATGTATCCGTCTGTATTTTTCTCTGTAATCTTTTATTTTCATTTTATACCTCCAAATAGTTTAGATGCAAGGTCTTGCACATTTATTTTCTTTTCTTTTTTATCAATCATTTTATACCTTACTAATATATTTTCAATGCCTTTTAAATTGTAATCATTATTTTGTAAGATATAATTTATAATCTCATCTATTGCTTTAGTCTTCTTTTTTTCTTGTTCTAACTCATGCTGACATTTACATAGTTCTACATCGTAACTCATTACTCTTCTCCTTTATAGTTATTGTATGAAATATTATGCTTAGATATAAAGTCCATATCTTTTATTTCGGGTAATCTACTTGGAACATCATATCCAAGCGAATATCCGTAATCTTCTAACCAATCGTATATATAACTTTTTAATTTACTCATCTCTTAACTCCTTTATTTATAATCTAATTTATAATCTTTAAAGTTATAATCCAAGCTTTATTTTGTTTTATATGGTAAATAAATATAAATAATATAATTATAAGCCTCTGAAATTATACTTGAAAATATAATATTTAATATATCTTTTTTTATTTTTTTCATAATATTTATAAGTATAGATTTATATTTATTCTTAGCATTTATTACTGATAACATATATTATGTAAACTTTTATAATCTTCTTATTTATTATTATTTAGCCGAAAAATATAAAATACCAGATTATTATAATTAATGTAAAATAAAACATTGAAATATAATCTTCTTTAGTCCATTTATTATTCATATTTATTAACTCCTTATTTATTATTATAAAAATCTTTTATAGCATATTTTATGCAATTATCTTTATACATTGATGTATAATAAAAGCCGTGTTTTTTAGGAAACTTTGAGCCGTTTATATATATTTTGTAACCCATTTTTGAACCCAAATAATCATAGCATTTATATTTAATATTTAATACATCAATTTTGCCGTCTTTATCTATGTAATACTTTTCGTTTTTATTCATTTTATAATCTCCTTTTATTATCTTAAGACGGCTAAAAAATAGCCGTTTCTGCTTTGAGCTTCTTCAGTTAAGATTTTATCGATTTATAGCCATATTCAGAAGCCACGTAATTAATATGCTTTGATGTAGTAACCGACCACCAACCCAAAGCCCTCACTTCTTTTTTAATATGGTCTATATCGGCAACCTTTGTATTATAGCTATATACATTAGAATCTGTAACCCTTAAGTTCTCTTTGTATCTGTTCATTTTTTCCATGTTCTTAACTCCTTTTATTTTATTCATAGACGGCTAATTAAAGCCGTTTCGCTTTTTAAAAGCTCTTCAGTATGAATTATACTCTATAGTCTTCTACGACCTCCCAACCCTCAAAATAGCTATCATCTATATCATAGTAGAAAAACCCTCCGCTATGAGTGTTGTTAGGTGGCTCGTGAACTCCTGCCGATTTTCCTGCTAAATATACCCTAAATATCTCGTAGCCGTCTTCTGTGTTCCAAACATCTATTATAACTCTTTCTTTTTTCATATTTTAACTCCTTTTATTTTATTTAGTTATTTATTTAAGCGTTAAAAAGAACGCACTCAGCTACATTCTCATCAGCTAAAGCCATTTTTCTAATATATTCTTTTGTTGCTTTTTTTGGTAGCTCATTATTTTTTCGTGCCTCTAATAATTGCTTAACATTAATAAAGCCCATAGTTAAAGCAACATCAAGTAGCGTGTCGTTATCAAAAGTCTTAATTGCATTTAAAATATCTTGTCGCATGTTGTTTCCTTTTTATTTTGTTGACGCTCAATTTGGGCGTTGCTCTATTTTAAGCATATTTTAATTATTACGCAAGTATTTAATCCGTATTTACATAATAACAACAAAACATTTAATAAAAGGTATATAATTAAAGTGTGCGTGTGCGTAATACGATATATTTACAACATATGCAACAATTTATTTAAGTTCTTCTCGTGAAAATGCGATTCAGAAGGTTTCTCAACTTTTAGGTGTTATCAGTCGTTAAATGGTACATATGGCTTTAAAAGGGCAATTTTGAGCCAAATAGACCTAAATAAATAAAACAAGTCTTTTTTTAAATATTTGAGCCAATTAAACTAATACTTTAACTATACCTAAAGCAATACTTTAAGCCTTACAAATACTATATGAATAAAGCAAGTAAAACCCTAAAAATCGAGCCGAATAAGCATAAACTAATACTATACATAGTAAAGAATAACATATAGACTAAGACTTTCTTTTTCTATTGTTAATATTATCTAAAATAGTACTGATAAAGGGTTTTGCTCCCTCTTATACTTATCAAAAGAACTACAAACCCATGATTTTAACCCATTATGCATTAAAAAAGAGGGTATGTGGGGAATAGGCAATACATTCTTTCTGGAGATACCGTTCCCCATAAAATGTAAAACCTAACTACCAAATAAATTTTGCAAAGAAGTGAGAATGTTTATATATTAGTGCTATGAAAGAAGAAACTTTAGTCGCTAAAAGGGAGGAGGCTAAGGTAAAGAAGAAAAGCAGTTCTTATTACCGATATAAACGCATTGAGAAGGCTATTAATGAGGCTTCAGATAATGGTCGTTGTTGGTGGATTGCTAAGTATTTAAAGAACACTATTAAATATTGATGTCGGACTTACTTAAAAGACCAGATGTATTGAAGGCTATTGAGCTATATGCTTTAAAGCCTGATATTACTGCTGCTGAGGTAGCTAAGGATATTGGTGTGTCTGCATCTTTGATATATATTTGGCGAAAGAACCCCAAATTTGTCGATGCTATATATGAAAGGTATATGGTAGAGTTTGGTGGGGAACTGCCTGCGGTTTTACAAGCAATGATACGAGAAGCTAAAGCGGGCAATGTGCAGGCAGGTCGCCTTATATTAGAACATAGTGGTAAATTGGTTAAGAATGTCAATGTTACTATTGATAGTCCTTATGAGAAGTTTTTGAAGTCTGAAAAGGCTGAATTTGAGGTTATGGATGCTGAAGTAGAGGATATTGTAGATTCAATACCTGATATTGAGGTTGAGTTACCTGAAAGGAATACAGAGAGCCAAAAGATAAGGGTTACCAAAGAAAAGAAGAAGATAAAACAAACCATTAAATCAATCAAAGAAAAAGAACAATACAATAGTAAACGTAGAGAGTGGTATAGTTGGAAGAAAAGAGCTGAAAAGGTAGGAATGAAACCCTTGCCTGCAAGAAGACCTACTCCTGCACAACGAAAATCATGGATAAATGAAATCAAAAAGAAAGAAGAGCAACAAGGACAGGGATAAAGGCATTGTTTGGTGTATGGCTGAGATTTATGCTATGAAGCTTGCAATAAAGGCTTTACAGCAGCAAATAAACGATTTAAGCAATAGCCATAAAGAAAAGAGTCTTTGAACCTATTTCCCTGCAAATCATTTTATAAATTTCATCAGTAATAGGAACAACCATATCTTCGTCTTCTGGCATTGTCTTGTCTTCTTCGGCTGGTATTGAAACCATTTCTCGTATTTCTTGGAATAATTCTTCTAACTGGTCTAATCGAGCATTAGACTTCTTTATTGACTCGAGTAATTCTAAAAGCAATTTCTTTTCCATATTACTCCTTGTTTTTTTTAGCGAAGTTTTTTTCTCCAACTTCTAACCATTCTTTTCATAATTTCATTAGAAGCAGTTTCAGCATTTTTTACAGACAATGAAAGAAATTGTCTTTTTTTATTTCTGCCCATTCCTAATTGATGGTATTTTCCATACTCCTCCATTTCAATTCTTTTGGCATTTTTAAGAATTATAGATGTCTGTATTCCTCTTTTATTGCTAAGTTTAATACTGTCATGTAACTTTCCAGTATCATAAAGAGTTGAGTTACTTCCTAAAGATTTAGGTGATTTTCTTGCCTTTCTTTTTTTAATTGTGGAAGGTAATGTTGGGGGCATAACTTTATTTTCCTTTATATTTTCTTTAGAGTCTTTAATTAAAGGACTTGTAATGTATTCGTCAATTACTTTACCAAAACCTTTATCGGTTTTAAGATAACTTATTAATTTAACAAAACTAAAATTTGAAGTCATTTTTAGCTTCATCGTTGTTGTATCTCTTGGTTTTTAAGTTTATTCGACTCAACAATTTGCTCTGCTTCTTCAAGTGTAAGGTCATCATTGTACTCAAGCATTAGTTTTGCCTGTGTAGTAAGGTTGTTTTGCAGTCTATGAGTATCGTATAGTATTTGGTCTTGCATTGTTTTTGGATATTCTGGCTCATTGAAGTCTAATTTAAGCTTTTCTGGAAGTCTAATGTTATTGTATGCAGCTATTTCTCTTTCTACTGTGTAAAGTTCATGCTCATACATCTTCCATAGCTCAATATCGTCTTGATAATCTTCAAATCTTTCTAAATCTTTGATTTTAAGAGCAATTCCACTTGGTACTTCGCCGCCATCTTGTGCAAACTGTACATATAAGTGGTTATTTTGAGCAACTAAGTCAACTTGGAACTTAACTGTCTCTATTACTGACTGTAAATCGGCTTCAGGAGCAACAATATCAAATACAGAACCTTCAGGTAAGTCTAATATAGTGTCTGAGCCTGCTCTTTCTAATCTTTTGTCTGCTTGAAGTCCTGTAACATAAGGCTGACCAAACATCTGAAATCTTAATCCTAATTGTAATTCAGTCATAGTAATATTTACATGCTCATTACAAGAAACTATATCATCTGCCCCATCTACAAAGAAAGAGTCTAATTGATTTTCTCTATGTGTAAACATAAAAGGAATTACTCCATAACCATGCTCATATTCTTCAAGTATATTACCATCTTCGTCATACAAAGCATAAATAGCTTTATCCCAATAAACATACTTTAGTTTATCTGTATATGATACATCATCTACATTCATAAGAACGGGATAGGTTATAGCTTCAGGTTTAAATGGGTTGTCTCCAAGATGAACATCAAAGTAATAAACAGGTCTATAATCAAAATGAGGATTATCTCCATCAATAAAAACAATTTGAGTAGCAACTGAGCCAATTAATCGTGTCATTCTTTCTATGTGTTTCATTCGTGCATCTTTCATGGTTGTAAGCCTATTGTAAGACTCACTTACATTTCTCGCAGCACCAACTGTGTATATTCGGCTCATTTTATTAATAAATCGTTTTGTAAAGTTAGCTTCATATACTGGAATCTCCCTAAAAGCATCTGCATCAAAATAGTTTTGTATATATTGTGCTGTATTTGAACCGCAGTAATAATCTATTAGTTTTCTTGTATGGTTTCGTCTGGCTTTAGCTTCACTTTGTTTAAACTCTTTTATTGAATCTTTTATTATTTCTTCGACTGTCATCTTTTCCTCACTATTAATTCTTGTTGTTTTATTGGGAATCTATTTATAAAAAAATATCTTATCATATCGCATGAGTGGTCATGGTATCCATCTTTTAATGGTTCTGGCTTTAAATCTTTGCCTTCATTATGTTCTGGATAGCGATAGTTTTCTAAATCTTCTGCTATTCCTTGACATTTTTTATCAACATGCAAATACCTTTTACCCATAGCACTTTCTATAAAACCTCTAACATGACTTACTCCAGAGCTTATATTTCTTGAAACTTTATCTCGTATAGTTTGTATTTGTATTCCATTTTGTCTAAAGATTTCTATATCACCCATCCCTGACTGTCCTTGAGCTTGTTTACCAGCTGGGTCACCATAGTACGCACGAACATTATACCGTTTCGATTTGATACGATGTATAAGCTCATCTGTTTTAATATTTGTTTCATGTACAATTTCATCAATTATGTTTATGTGCCACTCACCATTTATCATTTGTGTTTGAAACCAACCTACTGCTGGCATCCTGTATCCAAAATCAATACTACAAAATGTAGGGTAATTAGGGTTATATGGAAAATATCCTGTATCTAAATTACGGTCAAAAGGATACACTTGACCAGCAAATGTTGTGAACTTTGCACCATATTCTTGGTCAAAAGATTCTTTAGACATATTTCTTTTTCTTTCTTTTAAAAAATCATCATCTTGACCTTCTGGAAAAGCAAACTCGTTATCCCAACTTGGTGCTTGATGAGACTCCCATAAATCGTCTTTTTGCCCTAATAAATATAAATCATACACCCAATTAAACCCTTCAGGTGTAGTTATAAATATTCCTTTACCTTTTCTATCTGACAAAGTAGGCGATAAATACATATCCCATATTTTCCTTTTTATTTTTGCAGCTTCATCAATAATTAGCAAGTCTAAACCTTCTCCTACTAATGAGTCTGGATTATCTGCTGATTTACCCTCAACAACAGTTCCCCATTTAAATTTTATAAATCTTTCTTTTTCTGAAGCTCTTTCAATATCGTTAGGCTTACCTACAACCATTTTTTTCCATATCTCTCTAAACATTAAATCTGCTTTGTCGTAAGATAAGCCTACACACCATATTCTTTTGTTTGGCTGGGAAGCTAAAAAAGTAGCCTCCATTGCAGAGCAAGTTGTTTTACCAAATCTTCTTCCACACACCATTACAAAAAACCTTGATGTTTTTTTTGATGGAAAATGAAGCTTGCGTTGACCTTTATGAGGTTTGTACCCCATATAGTCAAACCAAGACTGTTTAAATTTTGTTTCTTGTTTTAAATTATTTTCCATTAAAGGTTGCAATAAACAACTGCTATAATCTAACTTATGGCAGTATATAAATACAAGATATAGTATTTTTATTTTTACTAACACTACATAGGAGGGCAGGATGTCCGAAGAAACACAAAGCGTAGCAAGCGAAACAGTAAGTGAGCAAACTACTACAGAAACACCTACACAATCGACCGATGTTGGTGCATTAATTGCAGAAAGCAAAAAGTACAGAAAAAGGTCGCAGGATGATAGAGCTGAAATAGCAGAACTTAAAAAAATTATTGCAAAAGCAGAAGAAACAAAGTTAAAAGAAAAAGAAGATTTTAAAACGCTTTATGAAAAAGTGGCTTCTGAAAATGAATCTTTGGCATCTGTTGCAAATAAATGGAATAAGTATGAAGAAACAAGACGTGCTTCATTGTTAGAAAAACATCCTGAAGAAGAAAGAGAGTCTCTAAAAAATCTTGACTTAGAAACTCTTGAATTTGTTACTAATAAGATTGCAAATGTAAAACCAAATGCTCCAGAAGTTGTAGGAAATGCTCGAAAGCAAATTCCTGAAAAACCATATAGTGAAATGACAGCTGCTGAAAAAAGAGCAAACTGGTCAAACATTGTAAAGCAATATAATAAAAATTAAAAAGGAGTAAAAAATGGCTTTAACAGACCCTTTGGGTTCTAATATATTAATAGGTGGATTGCAAGGAAATTCAACTCACAACGCTAATGCCGACACTATTGGTGACCAGTTTGTACCAGAAATGTGGGGAGAGGCTATATTAGACTCATTTAGAAAAAATACAATAATGACAGGCGTTGGCACAGATTTATCAGCTATGGCTGGTGCTGGCGATGTTATAAACTTACCACACGTTGGTGTGCCAATCGTAAAAGCAGTTTCTCAAAATTCTGAAACTATTGCTATGGATGTGTCTGGTTCAGATACAGCAACCACAACACAGCTTAAATTTGACGAGCATTATGTCGCACCATTGTGGATTCCAGATGCAGTAAAAGTTCAGTCTTCATACGATTTGTTTAACCTTTATTCTGACCAGCTTGGATATGCTATTGCAAAAACTGTTGATAATTATTTAATGTCAACAGTTGCTAATGCACTATCAAGTGCTATTGGCTCAGGTGATGGTGTAAATGCTAATGCAACTATGAATGTTGAAGTAGGAGCAAGTATATCTGCTGCTAATTTATCATCTTTATTGGCATTAGTAATAGGACAGACTGGAAGTGTTGATGGATGGACTATAGTTTTAGGTAAAACAGCTTATGGTGCATTAGGTTCTTTAGGTAACTCGTTTGCACAAGGTACACAAGCTCCATTAGGTGCTAATTTTGCTAGCACAGGTGTAGTTGGTTCATTGCTTGGTATGCCAGTAATTGCATCAAACAATGTATTTCTTGATGCAGGCTCTGTAGCAGCTGATGCTGAAAAAGGTATTACAAAGGCTTGGACTGGCTTTGATACTGGTTCATCAGGAGCAGACACAGATGATGATGATTTACTAAGAGGTTTTTGTATTCATGAAAGTGCATTGTACTATGGAATACAATCTCAAAATGTAAAACAATCATATCAGCATACATATATGTCTGACCTTGTTTCAGCTGATGTTCTTTATGGTGCTGTTGCAAGATGTGCAGATTCTGATGGTGACAGAAGAATAATCGCATTAACCGATAGTTTAGACTAATAATCTAAGTTAATTAAAGGGGGTGGGAAACTGCCCCCTTTAACTATGGAAGATAAATACAAATATTGGACAGAGCAACTTAACATTATGAAAGATATTATAGAACAATTAAAAATTCACGAAGGCTACAAGCCTACCGTATATAAATGCACAGAAGGTGTAGATACAATAGGAATTGGTTTTGCTATAAAAGATTTACACTTATCAGAAGAAGTCTGTGCCTTAATCTTAAAAGAAAAATTAGAAGTATTAGAAGAAAGGTTTGAAAACAAATTTGATTGGTTTTCTACATCTCCTGTTGAAGTCAGGAATGTTATGCTTAACATGGCTTACCAACTTGGCTTTAGAGGATTTTGTAAATTTAAAAAAACATTAGGTTATTTAGAGGCTTGCGATTGGGATAATGCTTCTAAAGAAATGTTAGACTCAAAGTGGGCTAAACAAACGCCTAACAGAGCAAATGAACTATCTGAGATTATTGCATCTCTTTAGTTGTTTATATTTACTGCAAAATCGTAATTTATGTTATCTGATGAATATTTAAATAAGGCTTTAGCTTGCCCTAACTGCTATAGTACAACCTTAACTAAACAAGGTTTTGATAGCGGAAGGCAAAGATATAAATGTAAAGCCTGTGGGCGAAAAACGCAAAGACCTATAGAAGACTTAGAACTTCTTAGGGAAAATGTAAAATATAGAAAAGAAAAGCAAAAAGCCCAAGATGTAACAAGAATAGAAAGAAAAGGATTCAGAGAACACGCAAGAATTGAAAACGCTGTATCTGCATACAGCATAGAATTAATAAAGCTTTTTGATAAAAATAAACTTAGCAAGCTAACTAAAAAACATAAAGTAAAAAGCGGTGCGGTGGGGGTCATCCAATTTAGTGATGTTCACTTTAATGAGTTAGTCGAACTTCAGAACAATCGTTATGATTTTAAAGTTGCATCTCAACGATGCCAATACTTTGTAGAAAAAGCATCAGCGTATTTTAAAATGAATAAAATTAGCCAAGTTGTTGTGGCTTTAACTGGAGACCTACTTAATAGTGACAGAAGGCTGGATGAATTACTTAATCAAGCTTCAAATAGAGCAAAGGCTACATTTTTAGCTGTTGACATTTTTCAACAAGTTTTAGTGGACTTAAACAAAAATTTTAATTTAAGTGTTGCTTGCGTAACAGGTAATGAGGGTCGTGCCAACAAAGAGTTGGGATGGTCTAAGATGGTGGCTACAGATAACTATGATTACACTATATTTAATTGCCTAAGATATTTGTTTAAAGAATCAGATATACAATTTATAGATGGAGACCCATCTGAAATAGTTATAAATGTAGCAGGACAAAATCTTTTAATGATACATGGGCATGGCTCAGTAGGCTCTGCGATTGAAAAGTCTGTAAATCAAACGGTTGGCAGATATTCAATGAAAGGAATTAGAATTGACTATGTAATATTTGGTCATGTTCATAGTGCAAGAGTAGGTGATTGTTTTGGGAGGAGTTCAAGCATGGTGGGTGCAAATGATTACTCTGAAAAAGCACTAAATTTAGGGGGAAGGGCAAGTCAGAATTGTTATATTTTTTATGAAAATGGCAATAGAGACGGAATAAAAGTTGACTTGCAAAACACAGATTGTAAGGGATATGAAATTGATAAAACATTGGAGGCGTATAATGCAAAATCAGCCAGAAAAAACACTAAGACTGAAACGGTATTCAAGGTGGTCGTATAGTACATCCTCGATTTTGCTTTCTCCAGCGTATATGACTTGTTCGGCTAATTGCACTACGCTTCCAAAATTTACGAGGAGTGTATATGCTGGATAGTTTAAGAACAACCACAGCAGGTGTTAGTGGAATAGTGGTAACATGGCTTGAGTGGTTACCAGTTGTAGTTAGAATAATGGTAGGGTTAGCTACCTTTGTTTATATATGTGTAAAAATTTATAAGTTGTTAAAATAATGGATTTTGTTGCCTTGTTGGAACAGTTTGGCATCCCTGTAGTGGTTGCCCTTGCTTTTGGATTCTTTATATGGAAGCAAAACAAGTTTATCCAAGATGAACTGATGGAAGAACTTGATGAACGCTTTAAAAGATTAGAAGGCATTGTTATAAAGCTGATTGACCAACAAAAGAAAATGCAGATAGAACAAAAAGGCATTGAGAAAAGCTACAAAGCATTAGTTGATATAATTTCAAAGCTAATGAGAAGTGGCGGCAAAAACATAAAAGACAAGTTTTTAAAAATATTAAAAGAAGAAGGAGAATAGCATGGATTTATTAACAATGGGATTAGGACTAAGTAGTGGCGGTGCAATATTATGGATTTTGAAAAAAATACCTAATGAAGATATTTGTGCTTTTGTAGAAACATTATGTGAGAAAGCAGGTGTGTTTTTAACAGCAGGACTTACAAAATGGTCATTTACTAAAAAAATATGGAACAAAACTATAGAGCCTTACTTTATTGATTTAATTGACAATATAGTAGGTGGTGCATTAAGAGGTTTTATCAAAGGATTAAGGTCAGACAATAAATGATACAAAAGTTGATTGTAGATAAGGTAATTCAGTTATTAGCTAAAAAGTTTAAGCTAATAGAAGTCTTAAAGTATGTTAAAGAGCCTAATGAACTTGATGACAAGGTATCTATGCTTGAATCTAAATGTAAAAACTTAGAAAAAAGATTAAAAAGATTAGAAAAAATAGACTACACAAAGTACATCATGAAAGGAGCAGATGAGTAAGCAGTTAATCATAGATAACACTTTAGACAGTCATCTAAAACCTTTAAAAATAGATGATAAGCTAACTGGTATAGAAATATCAGAAGACAATATTGTTTTTGAAAA